CCGGTGACTGGATCTAAAGGTGATACATACAATGTTACTATGCGTGATAGTGGATTTGATTGTGACTGTATTGCATTCAGAAAATGTAAACACATTAAAGAAGTTGAAGAAAGGATTGTGCCAAATGATTAATATGTTAATCACTTTTTTTCATTTAAGTGCATTTTTTCCTTTACAAACCATAAAAACTATGGTATAATATATCTATTAAAATGAAAAAAGCGGAGTTTAAAAATATGTATAAAGGTTATCAATCAGAATTATTTACTAATAACTGGGGAGTTAATTCAGGTTTCAAACATTTAGCTGATAAGTTAAATGAGTTATTACCATTTGAAGGTAGATGTGAAAAGCCAATGTCTTCAAACAAACACCTTGAAAAGTTTAGAAGAGCTCAAAATGCAGCTTATGATCTTTTCAATAACGGTCTTTGTAATAGAAGAGGTCTTTTCAACAGTGTATATGGTTTTGCACCTACTATGTCACAAACTCACCATGCCATGGCAACCACATGGTCTAACTGGGAAGACATGGTCGAAGAAACACTTACACCAATTATTATTAATGCAGCTAAAGAACAGGGAGTACAATAATGCACGAATATCAAACATCAATATACACTCAAGATAGTGTTACTAAATCAATTACTCTTTCAGTAGTAGAACTTGGCTTCAGTGAAAAAAACTCAGTCGATAACGCATTTGATACTTTTAAGTGTCTAGCTTTAAATCTAAATGAAATACTTAAAATTGAAACAAAGGGGATATAATATGGTTAAGTTTGATAATATATTTTATGTAGGTGATACCGTTGAAACTAAACACGGTCTAAATAAGATTGTTAAAATAGAGTTAATGCCTGAACCAAGACATTACTCTAAGTGTGGAATAAATGTAGAAAAAATGTTTACAAACATGAAAAACTATTGTATAATAGATCTAGATAACAAACATTTTGTATATGGAGATGAGGTAGAATTATGCCGATAATAGATAGAAAAGAATCCGTTGCAGTCCTACAAGAATGTATGGACTTACAACTCAGAAAATCCAAAGATTATCAAAGCGATACATCTAATGTAACACAATCAATGCATTATCGTAGAGGTGTGGATACAATCCATGACATCATCATCGGTAAGCTTATGCGTGCTACATCACTACTTGAGTCTGGTAATAATCCAAACTTCGAATCACTCGAAGATACTTACAAAGATATGATTAACTATGCATCCTTTGCAGTATCATATATGCGTGGTAAAATGGATGGCCAGAATCCAAAGCACGATATGTTCAATAAGCCTAAAGGTCCTAAAATATGATGAATAGCGTAGATGATATAAGAAATTTATTTAAGTCTAAACTTCTTAATGAAAAGTTTACTATTGATAGAACTGGCCAAAAAACTATTGAACATATCGGTGCATCTTTCTTAGCTGATCAACCTTCAATCTTTGGTGCACCTAATAAAAAATATATTGAAAAAGAATTACGATGGTACAAGAGTCAAATCACTAATGTAAATGCTATTGATGATAAAGTTCCAGAAGCATGGCAATACGCTGCAAACGATTATGGTGAAATTAATTCTAACTACGGTCAGATAATATTCTCTGATAAATACTATCACCAGTATGGTAGAGTGCTAGATGAACTACTAGAAAACCCTGATGGTCGTAGAGCTTCAATGATATACAATCGTCCAAGTATATGGGAGGAATACAATGAAAATGGTAAGAGTGATTTCATATGTACTAATGCCGTTACCTATTACATACGTGATGATAAACTACACTGTGTTGTTCAAATGCGCTCTAACGATGTCGTGTACGGATATAAGAATGACTATGCTTGGCAGCTTTCTATTTTAGAAGAATTAGTCGAAGATTATAATCAATGTAAGAAAGAGACAATAGAGCCTATTACGTATGGTGATGTAATATGGCAAGTACAAAACTTGCATGTTTATGAAAGGCATTTTCATCTTGTCAAATAAATGGGATAAAAGATTTCTAGAAATGGCAAAGCTTGTGGCCTCATGGTCAAAAGATCCATCAACGCAAGTTGGTTCAGTTGCTGTAAGAAATAGAACAGTTATAGCTCAAGGTTATAATGGTTTTCCTAGAGGTGTGGATGACCATGAATTATATTATTTAAATAAAGCAATAAAATATAAACGTATAGTTCATGCAGAAATGAATGCAATTTATAATGCAGCAGAAAATGGTGTGTCATTAAAAGGTTCTACAATCTATGTAATAGGTTTACCAATATGCCATGATTGTGCAAAAGGTTTAATTCAAGCAGGCATAAGTAGAGTAGTAACGCCAGAACAAGAGATACCAGAAAACTGGCAAGATTCAATAACAAGTTCAATATCAATGTTTAAAGAGGCAGGTGTAGTATGGGACTGGATAAAGTATTAGTAGTTGGACATAGTCCGGGTAAAACACCCATAAATAAAATGAAGAATGGATCACCAACACTTAATAGGCTAAACCTTTGGCTCGATGCATGTGAGGTAGATCTATACAGCTTCAGTAACATCTATGCACACCACAAGGAATCTCTGAAAATAGCCGATATCGATGGAATATATGTCTCTAAAATAGCCGAAAATTATAATAAAATTATAACATTAGGCGGTTTTGTGTCACATTATTTCACTAAAAGGGGTATAAAACACTTTGCTGCTCCACACCCCTCGCCACGTAATAGAAAGTTTAATAATAAATCGTATGAACCTATGGTTATAAATCAATTGAAGGAGTATTTAAAATGAAAGTAGGAGTCTTATTAGGTAGAGGTGTTGAAGGCGTAGGCTTGACTAAGAATGTAGTTGAGTTTCAAAAGCTTTTCCCTGGTGTAGAAGTATTTGCTACTATTGATAAATTATGGCAAAGAATGAACTCTATGGACTTTAAAGTAAATTACTTTAGAGGTACAGATTGGGATGAAGTTAGTAAACCATCAAAGAAATTTCCAGATTTATTAACATGTTCAAAGGTTGTTGAAAGAATCAATCAACTCGACATGTGCATTGTTTGGAGTGTACCATCTAAATCTCATCCAGAAGATTGTATAAGTAACTTTATAAAGATGATGGATGAAATTAAAGTACGTAAGTCTTTAGTTCAGGTAGACCATAAAATACATTCTATAAATAGGAATGCCGGCTTAGCTGAAATATGTTCTAAAGTCGATGTATTAATGTGTCATTATATAGATAACCCTTTTGGTAAATGGGTTAAAAAGAACAAGATTAAAACACCAATCACAAATATGGGTGTAGGATTCAATTTTAATAAAGATTATTGGAAACCTATTGAACAACAAAATCCTTATTATGTAAGATGGGTAGGTCGTACCGCTATGTGGAAAGGACCAGACGTAATGATTGATTTCCACAATGATCATCTTTGCAAAAATCATTTCATTACAATACTTGAAGGTTTAGAAGCTTCGATAAATTACCCTGCAGTTCTTTATAAAAATCCAAAGGAAATGACGGGTCGAAGACAAGTGGTGAATTACTTTAGACCTGAGAAAGGTATTGATAATACCGGTAAACATCCTGTCTATGGTGCTGAAACAACAAATCAAGGTGCGTACTTGTATGGTGCATATACACACAGTGAAATGATGGAAAGAATGAGTTTAGGTGGATTTGGTTCTGACCTTATGTATTTTAAAGAAGACATATATGGTGATAACGTAGAGTACTGCCACACTGATTCATTTGCAGCAGGTGTAATACCTTTATTCCATAAACACTTCTGTGATCATGTAATACACAGAAAGCAAGGTAAGCCTATAAGTCAATGTAAAGATACAGGCACATTAGCTGTTGATGCATCAAGTGCGCAAGCAGTTTGTTCGCAAATGATTGTCCTTGCAAATGATAAAGTAATGAGAGATGAATGGAGAAACATGATGTATGAGTTTTGGAAAGAACACTGTGATGCTGAAACGGTATATAATGACATCATAAGTAGTACACTAAATTATAATGAAAAGTACAACGTTAATGAAACAACACTGGAGGAATTTTTCGTATGAAAATAGCACTAACTGGATCACGTGGCTTTATAGGTAGCCACTTAAAAACAAGACTTGAAAATGATGGACATGAAATAGTGGAATGGGATTTAAAACTAGATCCGGAAAAATCTATAAAAGATTTTGATATACGACAAATACATGAAGCAAGTTATGTAATTCATCTTGCTGCATATGCTGATGTAAGAGCGAGTTTGGAAGATCCTCAAAGATATTGGGATAATAATGTAGAAAATACTAAACGTATTCAAAAGGTATGTAACTATAATAATATACCTTTATTGTATGCATCTTCTTCTTGTATACATAACTGGTGGTTATCGCCTTATGGAATAAGTAAAAAAGTAAATGAAGCAACCGCATTTGATCATCAGGTTGGATTAAGATTCACAACCGTATATGGCGATGGTGCTAGAGAATCTATGCTTATTGGTAAACTTATTGATGGTTCAATTGCTTATCTTACAAGACACGTAAGAGACTTTGTACACGTCAGTGATGTAGTAGACGCAATAGTATTATTAATGAGTAAAGATATTAGAACACTTAAGCCAGCATATGATATTGGTACAGGTGTAGGAAATGTAGTTATGGATCTTGGAATACTTGCAGGATGGGAAGGTATCGAAATAAGAGATGGTGATCCTTGTGAGGCACAAGATAATACTGCAGATATTTCAGAAATGAAAGCTTTAGGTTGGGAACCAAAAGTTAAAGTAGATGAGTACGTTGTAAAACACACGGTGCCACACTAATGAATTATGCAAGTATAGTACCACTTATAGGTGGTGAAACAATTGCTATGCAAAATGTTTTTAAAAAGAAACCGGAGTACATATTAAGTTATGAAGACTTTAAAGCAAACGATACACACTTGGTTGAATATTATAAAGGACAAGTCCCCTACTATCTTTTGGGAAATAACAGGTCATACGACTTGCCTTCTGTCGATGTTGTTAATACCGTATGTCCTTGTGCTGGCTTGTCTAGTCTCAATACTTCAGCATCTTCTGATGCTGCTGCTAACGATTGGATGTCTACCTCTGCTAATTATGTCTTGGGTACACTCAAACCTAAAGTATTCTGGGGCGAAAACGCACCAAGACTTGCTTCAAAGATGGGAGAGCCTGTTGTTGAAGGTCTCAGGGAAATTGGAAAACAGCATGGTTACACTTTCTCATTATATAAAACGAAGTCTCTCCTTCATGGACTCGGACAAGTAAGAGATAGATCTTTTTATTTCTTTTGGAAAGGTAGTAAAATACCACAACTTAGTTATGTAAAGAGAAGTCATACTAAGATTGAAGATACTATAAGATCAACTCAAAACAATTCTGATGATCCTATGAATGTTCTTACTAACAAAGCAACACCGTCTGATGATCCTTATTATAGATATGTACTTGAAGAACTTGAAGGTGGCATAACTCATAATGAATTTCAAAACAAAATCAAAAAGAGTTATGATGTTCTTCATTACATTGAAGATAAGAAAGTACCTTACAGCGAAGTGAGTCATTGGATGTCATCTAATGGTTTTGAAAAACAAGCACAAAGATGCAAGGTTATGCATGATAAATTAACCGGTGGCGGTAACATCATGAGAAGAGGTGTGTACGTACCAAAAGATTATATTGGAGCTTTTGTAGGTAGTGCACCAACTAAACTAACACATCCTGATATTGATAGACATCTCACAATAAGAGAATGTTTAAACATAATGGGATTACCTAATGACTTTATGTTACAAGGTGGACTTAAAAATTTAAATCATATTTGTCAAAATGTGCCAGTTACAACTGCAACTGACATGGCTGAGAATGTTTTAAGGTTTTGTGATGGCAGATTAGATAACCAATTATGGGATATGGATTTCATGATTCAAGACAATAAAAATCAATCGATAATTAGTGAAAATAAACCTTTACAATTAGACGAATTTATGGTATAATAATAATATTATTTGTAGGAGAAATGTATGTCAATAATGGATAAACTTAAGAAGAACAGTAAAGTAGATTACACATCTATACTTGCTGATTCTAAATTTTTTAATGATAAAGATATGGTACCAACAGATGTACCTATGATCAACGTGGCTTTATCAGGTTCAATGGACGGTGGCATATCGCCTGGCCTGACAGTTTTAGCTGGTCCATCAAAACACTTTAAAACTTCATTTGCTTTAATTATGGCAAGTGCTTATTTAAAACAATATGATGATTCTGTATTACTATTTTATGATTCAGAGTTTGGTTCACCTCAATCATATTTCGAAAACTTTGGCATCGATACTACAAGAGTTTTACACACTCCTATCACAAATGTTGAAGAACTTAAATTTGACATGATAGCACAACTTGAAGGTTTAGATAGAAAAGATAAAGTTGTAATTGTAATTGATTCAATCGGTAACCTTGCTTCTAAAAAAGAATTAGACGATGCAATAAATGAAAAATCAGTTGCTGATATGTCAAGAGCAAAAGCACTTAAAGGTTTATTTAGAATGGTAACACCATATTTGAATATGAAAGACATACCTCTACTTGCTGTTAATCATACTTACCAAGAAATTGGATTGTTTCCAAAAGCTGTAGTTTCTGGTGGTACTGGTATTTACTACAGTGCAGATAATATCTGGATTCTTGGCAGGCAACAAGATAAAGTTGGTACAGAAATCAAAGGTTATCACTTTGTAATTAATGTAGAAAAATCAAGGTTTGTAAAAGAAAAATCTAAAATACCAATATCAGTAAGTTGGGATGGCGGTGTACAACACTGGTCAGGTTTACTTGATGTAGCAATGACAGGTAACTACGTAGCCAAGCCTTCAGCTGGTTGGTACTGTAGAGTTGATAAATCTACTGGTGAATTAATTGATCCTAAAGTTAGAGAAAAAGATACTCTTAACGAAGAGTTTTGGAAACCTATAATAGAAGAAACTGACTTCAAACAATTTGTCACTAATAAGTATTCGATACTTAACAATGTGGTAGATCTTGAAAAGATGGATCAGCACTAATGCTGCTAGTCGAAGATAAGCACTATCAAATAATTCCAGACAAAGGTGATGATCAAGCTTGGAATGTTAGATTATTATCAGGTCCATACACTGAAACGGTGCTAAAATATGGTGTAGTAAAATTTAATGGAAAAGGAAAAGAAAAATATATGTCTTTCAACTTCGACATTGTTTACTCACCAGACACAGAACTTAAAAAAGAAAATATTGAACTTCAAGAGTTTGCTGGAAACTTATTAGAACAAGTGATGGCAAGAGGTATTGAAGAAGGTAACGTAATAACAAGAGAGGTTAAGGATGCAGATAACAGCTAGTCAAAGACTCATATTATTGATGGATGAAATATCCATCGCTAAAAGCAAATTAGAACCACATGATACTGGTCATATTCATACTTCAATAAGCTATTTAGAAAGTAGAGTTGAAGAAGTACAAAAAGAAGTTGATGAAGGATTAAGAAAAGTCGCCTATGCCTACTAATTTAGAACAAACTATATTACGTAATCTATTAACTGATGAAGATTACATGCGTAAAGTATTACCATTCATCAAGCCGGATTACTTTGAAGGTATATATCGAGTACTGTTTCGTGAAGCAGGCAAGTTTGTTGCTAAATACAATAAGCTACCAAATGCTGAAGCGTTTAAGATTGAACTAGATGGTGCCGATAAATTAAATGATGAACAATATAATTTGGCTATGGACATTGTACCGCAATTGTATTCTACTGAAAAGGTAGATGATAAGTGGTTGTTAGACACTACAGAAAAATGGTGTCAAGACCGTGCAATATATCTTGCAATCATGGAATCAATATCAATCATTGATGGAAAGCATGAACAACTAACTAAAGGTGCTTTACCGGATTTATTGACTAAAGCTTTAGGTGTTGGATTTGATTTGCAAGTCGGTCACGACTATGTAGAAAATGCTGAAGATAGATTTAAATTTTATCATACAGAAGAAGATAGGTTGCCATTTGATTTAGAATACTTTAATACTATTACAAAAGGTGGTGTACCACGTAAAACATTAAATATTGCGCTGGCCGGCACTGGTGTCGGTAAGTCTTTGTTTATGTGTCATGTAGCTGCATCATCTTTAGTACAAGGTCAAAATGTATTATACATTACTATGGAAATGGCTGAAGAAAGAATAGCAGAAAGAATAGATGCAAACTTACTTGATGTACCTATTGATCAACTCGATAAAATATCAAAAGACAGGTTTTCTTTAATGGTGAATAACATTGCAAAGAAAACTACTGGTAAACTTATAATAAAAGAATATCCGACTGGCTCTGCACATTCCGGTCATTTTAGAGCATTACTTAATGAACTGAAATTGAAAAGACAATTTGAACCAGACTTAATCTTTATTGATTACTTAAATATATGTGCAAGTTCTAGAATGAAAGGAATGGGTGGTGCAATTAATTCATACTCTTACATTAAAGCAATTGCTGAAGAATTACGTGGCCTTGCGGTCGAGTTTGACGTACCGATCTTCTCTGCAACGCAAACGACTCGTAGTGGTTATTCTAACTCGGATGTTGGCCTTGAAGATACCAGTGAGTCTTTTGGATTACCCGCAACAGCGGACTTAATGTTTGCACTAATATCTACCGAAGAACTTGAACAACAAGGTCAGTTTATGGTAAAACAATTAAAGAATAGATACAATGATCCTACATTACATAAAAGATTTGTAGTCGGCGTTGATAGATCAAAGATGAGATTATTTGATGTAGAAGAAAACGAACAAACATTAACCGATGATACACCAGTATTTGATAACACTACAACCGGTCAAAGATTTAAGGATTTTAAGTTATGATGAAAGCAAGACTTATAAGCTATTCTCAACCTACTGATATAATTGGAGTAGATGATATACAAGATCTTATTGCATTTTCTGCAAGAGTTAGTAATCCATCTAATCAAATGAATAAAGCAACTAATGATAAATTATTAAATTATCTTATGAAACATAAACATTGGTCACCTTTTGAAATGGTAAGTGCTTGTATTGAGATTGATACTACTCGAGATATCGCTAGACAAATATTGAGACATAGAAGTTTTAGTTTCCAAGAATTTAGTCAAAGATATGCTGATCCAGTTAAAGAGTTAAATATGGCTGTTACTACTGAGTGTAGATTGCAAGACAGTAAAAATAGACAAAATAGTATAGAAATAGATGACAGTGATGAAAGAGCAACATTAACTCACGAATGGATTAAAGCACAAAGTGAAGTGATACTTGCAGCAAAACGAGCTTATGAGTTTGCTATTGATAGAGGTATTGCTAAAGAAGTAGCACGTAAAGTTTTACCTGAAGGATTGACTTCATCAAGACTCTATGTGAACGGTACCATAAGAAGTTGGATTCATTTTATAGAATTAAGATCTGCGAATGGTACTCAGAAAGAATGCACTGAGGTAGCTTTAGCGTGTGCACAAGCAATATCAAAAATATTTCCAATGATTAAAGGGTTCACAAATGAAAGAAGATTATAAGGTAGATCCATTATCTATTAAGGTTGATCAAACTAAACAAGATACAAGAAGAGATGCTTGGGATAGAGACTATATGGGTTATTATTACTTAAGAGAAGAACCAGAAACTACAAAAAAGATTTCAAATGCAACACCAGTTTTTATATTTGCATTCTTCTATATTTGTATACTAGTAATGATAGGTAGTATTAAATGAATAAGTACACACAAGACATGACCGGAACTGGTGATCATATTGAAATGAATGATGAGCCTGAAAGGTACTATGATTGGATGTTATGGAAAATAAAAAAAGAAGAAACCCATAAAGAAAACAATAGATTGTACTATGCAGTAAAAGGCCAATTGATACCTGAAAGCTGGAGTCAAAAAGACATAAATAAAATGGCCTACAAATATACTAAAAGATTATGGGGCAATAACGAAAGACTTGAATATACTGATGAACCATTTGAAAAAATTTGGCAAGAAAGATATAGTTAACATATTAATCACTTTTTTTAAATTAAATGCATTTTTTCCTTTACATTTGCGGAAAACTATAGTATAATAGTACTATAAAATAAACAAAGCGGAGAAACTTTATATGTCTAAACCAATTTCAACTTCATCACTTAAGGCTTTAATCCTTAAATCTAATAAACCTTCAATTAAAATTAAACTCTTATTAAGAACTCTTCCTGAAACTATTAGGAGAGAAACTGTAAGAGAAGATTATAATATGAAGATTATAAAGGATCTTGCTAATAAGTACACAATGGTTCAAAAATTAGCTACGGAGATTTTATAATGGGAATACACATTGGTAAACACAAAAGATCAACATCATGGATTGGAAGATTCGATCCTAAAGATCCTAAAGACATGGCTGAATTTCAGATGGTTAAGTCTATTGTAAAAGCATGCAATTCAAATAAAACTAAATTCAGAGTTGAAAAGAAAGGTAGAAAACCAACTAATGGTTTTACTTACTTTGGTGATTGCGTAGGTGGCATTAAAAATGCTACACTATGGGATGTATATGTTTATAAAAGAACATATGATTATTATAATAACAAAAGGATTGGTTAATGATTATAGTTGACTACAGTGGTATTGCACTTGCAAGTATCATAATTAATAAAACATTTGATGAACAAATGATTCGTCATATGATATTGAATTCTCTAAGAATGTATCATAAAAGATACAAAGATGAGTTCGGCGAAATGGTTCTTGCAGTAGATGCTGCAAACAACTGGCGTAGGAAAGCATTTCCACAATACAAGGCTAATCGTAAAAAAGATAGAGGTACTTCATCCTTTGATTGGAATGAAGCATTTCGTATTCTCAATCTTATACGAGAAGAAATCGGAGAAAACTTTCCATATAAAGTTATTAAGATTGATGGTTGTGAAGCCGATGATGTTATTGGTACGTTAGTCATTAAGAAATCAAGAGTTGATTTCAATCCAGAAAAAATCATGATTGTATCTTCTGATAGAGACTTCGTACAACTACAAAGGTTTAAAAATGTCAGGCAGTTCTCGCCAATCCTTAAGAAAGAAATTGTAGAAAAGAATGCTAGGTACTTCTTACTTAATCATATTATACGTGGTGATAAAGGCGATGGTGTACCAAACATATTATCTAATGATGATGTATTTGTTGAAGGATTCAGACAAACACCTATGTCTCAAAAGAAAGTAGAAGATATTATGGAAGACCTTGAACAAGGTGAATTACTATATGCAGCTTCATGGTATCGTAACTATTGCAGGAATGAAAAATTAATTGCTCTTAGCGAAACTCCCTCTAATCTTAAAACAGAAATTATAAATAACTATGAAGAACAAAATCCTTTTGAAAATAAGAATAAGGTGTATCACTATCTTGTTACTAAAAGGTGCAACCAATTGATTGAAAGTGTACAGGAGTTTATTTAATGGTTAAATATGTTTTTGAAATATTAGAAGAAGTAAGCAAACAACGAAATCGTATCGATAAAGTTAAGATTTTAAAATCAAATGAAAGCTGGGCTTTAAAAGATATTATTAAAGGATCTATGGATGAAAAGATTATATGGAATTTACCGGAAGGTCTACCACCATACACACCTGCACCAGCTCATCACCACCCTGCAAATTTGCTAAGAGAAAATACAAAGTTTAAGTATTTTGTTAAAGGTGGCCAAGGCGATAAAATGCCA